CAGGCAGCCCTCCGCGACGCAGCGCGGATTTCGGCATTTGACCTTGATCGCGCCACCGTTCGAGGGCAGCTCGCGGCCCATCTGTACCCATAGCCATCGGCGGATGCTGATCGTTTCACCCTCGTGGCGAATCGACGGGGCATAGCCTGCCGCCAAGGTCCCCTGCCACAGCAGGCAGTCGCCCTCTTCGACGGATCGGGCTCGAATGCGGTCCATGAGGTAGGCGCCTTCGGTCATCGTGTAGCCCCATAGTTCGGCATCCGGCGCGACGAGGGCATGTGGACCTCCTTCGGCAAATCGCCGGTAGCAACGAGCGCGCGGCGGATGACGATGTGGGAAAGGCGCTCGTGCTGCTTTCCAGCCTTCACGGCGTCGAGCACGAGGTTTGCGAAGTCTCGGGTCATGCGGCCATCCTCAGCGCCTCGCGCGCCATGTTGATCTGCGCCCGTGTGATGTTCTCGCCCGCTTGATGGCGCGCAACGATGCGACGCGCCCAATCGCGATAGTCCACGCTCGGGACTGACCCCTTGCGCACATGACCCAGTTTGGCAAGCTCCGCAGCAATGCGCTCCTTGCCGGCCGGCGAGTGCTCGATCTGCGGCACCTTCTGCTCAGGAGCCATCCGGGCGATCTTGCGAAACTCGATCACGCTGGGGGCGCGGTCTGGCAGGTTCTGCAAGGCCCATGCAATCGCTTCGGGGTGCTTGTCGAACCCGCTCAGCTCGTGCCCCCAGTCAGATTTGACGGCGTTCAACTCGACGCCCTCCCACCGACCGAGGAAATCCCGCCCATACACCAGCGAGAGCTTCTCAAAAATCCTATCGACCCAAGCAGCCGGCAATGACATTCGGCACCTCCATTTCGATGACGTTGTGATCCACGCCCGGCGCCTTTGCGGCGATGCGCGGTGTGATTTGCTCTGTGCGCTCTCGCATCGAGCGCTGGTAGGGGGTTTCGTGTCCGCCGTACCCGCCGTTGCGCGGAGCTGCCGCTGCCCGCTCCTCGCGGACCCAGTTGCGCCAGGTCGCCTGCCAGTCCAGCTTCCGGCCAGCAGCCCCTGCCTTGCCGTGCCAGTAGTCGGCGAACTTCTCGGCCACGCGCTCCGGGTCAAGCTCGGGCCGTTCGCCTTTCGCCCATGCAGCCCAGTCTTCAGGCAGATCAAAGGGCTTGGGCAAGCGCGAAGCGCGCCCCTCTACTGAACGTAGTGAAGTAGAGGTATCTGGACTATGGGGAGCTTTCGACCTGGGTTCGGTCTGGGTTTCATCTGGGTTTCCATCTGAAAACCCAGTGGGTTCTTTTCTCGGCCTTCCGCCCTTCTTCCCGTTGGCCCTGGCCGCCTCGATAGCCGGCCGCGCTGCCTCGATTTCCTCAATGGCGCGTTCGTTGTGCCGGAGGCCATCTTCCCCAATGGGGAACAGGCGTTCAGCGACAAATCGAGCCGCCTCTTGTTCCGCCTCGGTCATCGCACTGCAGATGCGATAGAGCTCGTCAAACGCGGCCGGCAAACCCTGCTCAGTGAGATAGATCTCGTCGAGCAAGAGCGTGTACGCGCCATGCTGCGCAAGCGTGAGCCGCGCAGTCTTCTTGCGGTAGTCGCCGGGGTAGCGCTTGTAGAAATTCACCGCTTTAGCTTTTCTGTTTAAAACCCAGTGGGTTATTTCTGGGTTTTGTTGACGGAAGTGCCAGCGGCGTACAACTTGCCGCCCGCGCTTCCATGTCCACGCACGCGAGGCACTGAGCCGACGATGCGCAGGATGTGGAGCGTGTTCTCCGCCTTGCGGAAGACCGGGCCGAACGCGCGGTCGTCTTTCGGCGGAAGGATGCCTGCGGCCTTCATGGCGCGCGTGAGTTCCTCGCCGGGAATAGCCGAGCCGGCCGGCATCGACCGAACGAAGGCGCGCAGGAAATCGAGGGCTCGAGGCTCAAACGTCGGGTCTTTCGCCGCGGCGGCCTCACCGGCTTCGGTGCCGAGCCTGCGGGCGAACTTAACGCGATCGGCAAAGGAGATTGCAAGCTGGTTCACGGGCACCCCCACGTCGAATCAGCACTCTTGACCTGTTCATCGGTGACGCCAGAAGCCTCAGCAGCAAACTCGGCCGCCTTCTTCTCGCGCACCTTGTCCCAGACATCGACGGGCATGGCATTGCCGTAGACGGCGCCGTAGCTCAGTGCGGCGCGGAAGAGCTTCATGAGTTCTGAGTTACTCGGAGTCACGTTAAGCATCCCCGAGCGTCGCAAAATCACTAGAACTTTCGTTGTCGTCGGCGCGGTGCTCGGGAGAAGATGCAGCCATGCCCAAGCGGACAAACCTTCTCAGCAAAACAGCAGGCGGAACGTCGCGCCGGGCTGCTTCGCGGTATATGGCGATGGCTTCGGTTTCAGTGACGCGGATCACGAACGGTTCGGTCTTCTTGCCTTCTTGTAGGTCGCGCGGACGTGCCATGTTGTCTTCCGTAGTTCTGGGTGGATGGGTTGCCGGGTCAGGCGGCGGAACGGGCGCGGCGCTTCTGCTTGCGAAGGACGGCCCAGTTCGTGCCGGGGCACAAGTGCTCGCACTTCACGCCGGTGAGGTCTTCGATGTCGGGACAGAACTCGGCCGGGACCGCGAAGTCGCGGCGCAACCAGTTCCAGACATGGGACTGCGTGATGGGTACGGTGACGCGCTCGGCTAGGGCGTTCGCCAGGGCGGTTTGCCCGCCGATGGCGTCGATGGCGAGAGCCAATGCTTCAACAGGTGTTGGGTGCGACATATGTTGGATGCTACACCTGTTGTTTTTCTCTGTCTAGCCCTCAACCACTGTTAACAACGAAGGTTGTAATGTCCCGCCCTATGAACTTAGGCGAACGAGTACGACTGGCCCGAGAGGCCATGGGGTGGAAGATCGGCGATTTATCCGAGCGATCTGGTGTGGCATACGCCACGATCCAGATACTGGAGTCGCGGAACAGCGAACGTTCGAAGTACATCGAACAGCTTGTGTTGGCATTTCCTCACGAAACCATCGACCCGAATTGGCTTCGCTCAGGGAAAGGTCAGATGAGGCCGACACGTTTCATGACAGAAGCCCACAATAAGTCACTCGAACCCGACTTTGACGAGGCGGGGCATGTGCAATTGGGCGGCTCCGTGCCGGTAGTAGGTACAGCGAAAATGGGCGATGATGGGTATTACGAGGAAGTCAGCAGCACCCCGGGTGTAGGTGACGGCAGGCTAGAAATCCAAACAAAAGCGAGGCATGCATACGCGCTAAAAGTGCGCGGCGACAGCATGATGCCGGCTATCCGGGATGGTTGGTACGTGCTGATCGAGCCCGATGCGGAGCCCGCGGCCGGTGAGTACGTCCTGATCAAACTCAAGACGGGCCAGAAGATGGTGAAGGAGCTGCTCTACCAGCGCGCGGACTCGATTGCAGTGATCTCGGTCAACGGTGAGAAGCAGCAGACGATCCTGAGGGAGGATCTGGATGGAGAGCACGGCCTACAAGCCGTGACGGCGGTCGTACCGCCGAGCAAGTGGAAACCAGACTGACGCAAAAAAGCCGCCCGAAGGCGGCCTTCTTTTTTGAGCGGCGAGAGATTAACGGCAGCTCGACGGGGCGTACTTGGAAAGCAGGGTGCCGGCTACTGCCGGGGCGCCAGCGCCAACTGCGCCGCAAGCCCAGGAAATGGCATCAGTGGCCGGCGTGTAGCCGGCTACGGTCGAGTCCGTGAGCGCTACCGGAGCTGCAACGCCACCCGTATATGGGTGGAGAATCAGCGTTGCCTTGCCCCCGGTTTGGATGGCTGCGGTGTAGGTGATCGTGATGTTGCCGGTCGTTGCGTCGATCGCGACATCGCCCACGGCAGCCGTAGCCGAGGGCTTCGTCCAACCCAGATCGTATTGCTTGCCATTGGCGGCATTCTCTGCAACCGTGGTCTTCGCGGCCGTGGCGAGCGAAATGCCTTCGGTCACTTTCGCACGGATCGTGTAGTCCTGATACGCCGGCAGAGCGACGGCGGCCAAGATGCCGATGATCGCGACAACGATCATCAATTCAATGAGGGTGAAGCCGGCTTGTGCGCGGCGAGCGATCGAACGACGGTTCATTTTGAAACTCCAGGTTGGTTTAACCCGGGGGGTCCTCCCCGAGCTACGCCTACTCCGCAGCTAGCGTGCCAACATGAGGCATGTAACTTGAACGGTAACATTTTGCACACTCCAGGCCCAGGCGCGACAAAATGCGTCAGATCAAAGGACGAAACGCGGGAATCGGCATGACGAAATTTGTCACCTTGGCGCTGTCACTGTTATGGGCGGGAGCGGCTGTCGCCCAGAACGCGCAGGCGGCGTTGCAGGAGGCGGCGCGCGAAGCGGCCGTGCTGTGCTATCGGGTCGATCCAGAGAACTCGCTTGAAGAATGCGGCGACATGGCAGGCCGCAGTCCGAAGCACTCCGCGGCCCGCAAGGCCATCGGTCGGATGTACACCGCGCGAACCACCTTCATAGATCAATGCAAGCCCATGCGAGGCATGTCCTGCATCGAGTTTTCCGAGCTTCAGATCGGCGTCGGCCGGTGGGCCGCATGGAAAGAACTAGGGCTCGTCCGCTAGCCGCTGCAGCGCCTGCGCGACCTCGAGCATTTCGTCCGGGTTGTCGATGAAGTGCTTGAACATGATGCGCGCGGCCTGCCGCCGCTCTGGGGCCAGCAGCTCTAGGAACTCGCGCTGATAGCGCAGGCATCCCAGAATGTCCCTCCCCTCTGGCGTCGCGCCCTCGCGGAAGAACCAGCCCTTACGACCCGGTAGCGCCTCTATCTTGTCCATGGTCGCCTGACTGAGGGCGCGCATGCCGGCGAGCATGCTGCGGATCTGCTCGCCCGACTTGTGGCCGATCGCCTCTCCTAGCGCGCGGCTGCTGCCCATCTCTTCGACCACGAGCGCCAGGCGCTTGCGTCTCCACTCCGAAATCTCGTCGCTGTTCATGCGCGAAGGATACGGCGTTGGGTCAATGTGACAAAACGCAACACAGGCGCGCTTTTTTTCACTGGCACTAAGTCACGACCGCTGTTGAAAACAACAGGCGCAAAAAACAGTTGTTGACGACACAAACAACACTTGTTATATTTCTCCCAGGCGCTGAGTGGTTCGGCGCAAGGAGACGGCAGATGGCTGATTACTGGCAAGGATGCTTCGCACCGGCAGCGATGCACAACTCCGGTGGCGGCTTGGCTATGTACCGCAAGTGCCTGCACTGCGGCGGCCACGCGCTCGAAGGCTCCCTCTCGGCTCATGCGCGGTGGTGCGCCAAGGAGCGGCAGAAGAGCCTGACGTTGGCCGCGTTCGATGCACTGGAAAGCGCCGATCGCCGGACCGCCATTGATCGCCGCGACGAAGTGCGCGCCGCCGCGAGGAGCGCACTGTGAGCGTCCATCGCATCAGCAAGCAGGCGCGGGCGGCGAACGAGCCGTCTGAGCGCGCCGACATGGTTGGCACCACGGTGCGCCACCTCGAAGGTAAGGCTCGCGAGTACGCACTCAAAGAGTTCTTCACCGAGAAGGTTCCGAGCGTGCGCGGCGAGAAGGTCGTCAAGCAAACGGGCATGCCGCCCGATCTGGAGATCGTGTGATGAACGAAGAATTCGACCCCCACGCGCTCGACGACGAGATGGCGCACCTTGACCGCGGTGGAGACGTTGCTGGATGGGTTCGCGATGAAGTAGAGCCGCCTGTTCGCCTTGACGACCGCGTTCACTTCCTTCCAGAGAAGGATGAATTCGGCATCAAGAACAGAACCACGATCGGCACGGCCGACTTCGCTGTGATCCTATGGACTGACAACAAGGGCGACGCAAAGCCGGTAACTCTGGCGATCGACTGCGGGCCGGTGACCATGCACCAGACGTTGACGCCCGAGCAGGCAAAGCGGATTGGTGAGGCGCTGCTTGCGGCTGCGGCCGAGGCCACCGGAGGCGCATCGTGAGCCGCGACGACTACGACGACAACCGCGAAGAACTGCTCCAGCAGCGCAACGCCGAGCGCCGCTATCAGCGCGAGCTCGCACGTCACCCCGATCCGCGCGACCCCGACTATCCGGGCGACTTTGGAGACGAGGAATGACCCGCTCTCAATTTGCCGAACTTCGTGTTCATCAGATCGGCTCTGCCCTTGGTGCTCGCGCTCCGAGGTTCTCTCGCCGGATGGGTGAGCAGTACCCGTTCGGCGCCGAGTATGGGGCAGCGATCACCAAGTACGAGCGTGTCCGAACCCCTCTGAGCGACAAGGTTCTATTCGTCGTCGGCGTCATTGGCGTCATCGCCGCGCTCGCGTTCAACAACTGGAGCCCATTCGTATGAGCGAACTGTTCTCTCCCATTGGCAACCACGCCGACGAATCCCCCTGCACCTGGATAGAGGAGGTTGGCATGTGGATTGGCTCGACTCTGCCGGCGCTTGCCGCTATCGCCCTGGGCTTCTATGGCCCGGAGCTCTCGAATCTCTTGTTTAACTGAAAGGAACAGTCATGGCAAAGCACACGCTCTCGGGCGCCGAGATGATCGAGCCGACCGAGCACCCGACGCCAGCCGTGCAACGCACCGGCAACGTGGTCGAAGCCCCGCAAGCCGGACCGATGAGCAGCGCCCTTATCCAGGCTATCGCTGATGCCGCGCGCGATCCCTCCGTGGACATCGAGAAGATGGAACGGCTCTGGAGCATGTACGAGCGCATGGAAGTCCGCGGCGCTGAACTGGCATTCAACGATGCCATGTCTCGTGCGCAGGCTGCGATGACCCGAATCTCGGCCGACGCCGTCAACCCTCAGACGCGCAGCGCCTACGCAACCTATGCGCAACTCGATCGCGCGTTGCGGCCGATCTACACAGAGCACGGCTTCGCCCTGAGTTTCGACACTGGCGAAGGTGCGCCCGAGGGCCACCTTCGGGTTCTTTGCTACGTCTCTCGGGGCGCCTACACGCGCACCTACCGCTGCGACATGCCTGCGGACGGAAAGGGCGCGAAGGGCGGCGATGTGATGACGAAGACGCACGCATCCGGCTCGGCCATGAGCTACGGCCAGCGCTACATGCTCAAGCTGATCTTCAACGTCGCGGTCGGCGAGGCCGATGACGACGGCAACGGTGCCGGCGGCGAGAGCCTGCGCCAGACGTGGGTCGTGAAGGCCTCCAAGGCCCAGAGCGCCAAGGAGCTGCAGGAGATCCGTCGCGATGGAACTGCCGCCTTCCAAAAGGCCAAGGACCGCGATGGCTACGCCGAGTTCGCCGCAGCCGTCAAAGGCCGCGCCGGTCAACTGGAGCACGCAGCATGAGTGCGATCAAGTTCCGTTGCAGCTCCATCGGCAAGCTGATGACCGAGCCGAAGACCCTGAAGGAAGGCCCGCTCTCGGTGGGTGCGAAGACCTACATCCGCGAGCTCGCCGCCCAGGAAATCCTCGGCATTGAGTTCGAAGTGTCCGGCAAGGAGATGGAGAAAGGCATCCTCGTCGAGCAGGACTCCATCGACCTGTTCAACCGCGTGCGCGGTCTGTCGCTGGTCAAGAACACCGAGCGCCGCTCGAACGACTTTCTGACCGGCGAGTGCGACCTGTTCGACGCCGTGCGCCGCCGCGGCCATGACCTCAAATCCTCGTGGTCGGCGCGCACCTTCCCGGGTTGGGCCATCGATTGCGAGGACAAGCTCTACGAATGGCAGATGCGCGGCTACATGGCCCTGTGGGATGCCGATGAGTGGGAAGTGAACTATGCCCTCGTCGACACCCCCGAGAAGCTGATCGGCTTCGAACCCCTGCCGATGCATGTCGTCGGCCACATCCCGGAGCACATGCGCCTGACGACCTGGTGCATCAAGCGTGACCCGGAGAAGGAAGCGGCGATGTACCAGAAGGTGATGTACGCGCGGGAGTACTACGCGCAGGTGATCGCCGAGTTCGATCGCACGCACGCCGTCGAGCTTCTTGCCGCCTAACCCCCCTTCAAGACCTGACTTAAATAGGAGAGATACGTGAACGAACTCATCATCCCTGAACGCTTCGCCCGACTTGAATCCCTGATGCCGCAGCATGGCGGCCACACCAAGAATGCCGAAATCAACGCCTGCACGATGGAACTCGTTGCATGGGTTGCCGGCGAAGTTTGGAGCGATGCGCCGCAATGCGCTTGCCCCGTCATCACGAATTTCATCGTCTCGTGGAACGATTCCCTGCGCTCCAATGAAGAGCGGAACCGCCTGCTCAAGCCGCTGATTTCCCTGATCGTCGGCACGCGGAGCACACCCGAAGTCGAGGAGCGCCGCAGCTATATGGCGCTGGACTGGCTGATTCGAGTCTTCACGCCGAAGTGGCTGGATATGGTTCCGGCGCTCCACGAGCATGCGAAGGAATTGCGCGAACTGGATGCGATTGTGGATCTGGCCGGCGCGACCGCTGCGGGCGTGAAGGTGCGCTCTGCTAAGCAGGCTTCGGCCGCCGCAGGGGATGCCGCACGGGCCGCCGCATGGGACGCCGCACGGGACGCCGCAGGGGCCGCCGCAGGGGACGCCGCACGGGACGCCGCAGGGGCCGCCGCATGGGCCGCCGCACGGGCCGCCGCATGGGCCGCCGCACGGGCCGCCGC